ATAACTAATTATAAGGCACAGAGACAACAGGCTCAAGCAGCTCAAGCTCAAGCTCATGCAGTAAATAAAGCATCAGAAAGAAGTTATCAATTAACTGATAAACAATTAGAATTCCAAAGACAGCAATATAACGAATGGAAGAGCCAATATGGACCTATTCAACAGAATTTAAGTAATTATTATAATAATTTAAGTAGTGATAATTATGTTTCTAAAAATGTTCAATCTATTATAGATGAATACCAGAAAACAGAAATTAATTTACATAGACAATTAGCTCAAAAAGGAATAGACAGTAGTGGAATAGAAGCAGCGGCAGATACTACAATGGCTTACCAAAAAGCTAATGCTATAGCTAATGTTAGAGCTAATGCTAATGATTATGTAGCTAAGCAGAAGATGAATTTCTTAGGTTTAGGATTAGGTCAAGGTACTCAGATGTTAGGTATAAATGCTCAAGTAGCCAATAATGGAGCTAGTAGTGCGGTAGGTATTGCAGGAACGCATGCTAATATGATGGGAGCTGCCACAAGTGCATCTGCTAGTTTAGGTGCCACTAATATAAATGCAATGGGTCAAGTAGTAGGTAGTGCAATAGGTGCTGGTGCTGCTTATGCTATATTTCACAAATAAGGAGAATAAATGGGATTTTCAAGTGGATTTAGTTCCGGATTTAGTGCAGTTACAAATGCTGCTAATATAAATGCTAGAAGACAAGAAGTTCGTAATCAAACAGCTCAAGTAAAAGCACAATTAGCACAAAATGGTTATGATTACAACCCAACTACAGGTAATGTAGAAGCTAATGAGGTAGGTAAACTTAATCACCAAGTATTAGTTCAGAAATTGCAACAACAACAACAAATGTTAGAGCAGCAACAAAAATGGATACAAACTAAAACTACTCACGATGTAGTAAAAAAAGCAGTAGGTACAGGTGACTGGAATTCAGTAAATGGACTATTCAAAACTTTCCCTAATTTAGCTAAAACATGGGGAGTAGTTACAGATGGCGTAAATCCACCAGTAAGAAATATTAACTTGGATGATGCTAAAGATGTAAACTTATTAGTTAAACAATTTAGTAATAATGGAATGAGTCCAGAGCAGGTAAAAGATGAAGTACAAAAGCTACAAACTAATAAAGAAGAAAGAGCTAAATTCTTACAAACTCATTTTGTAGCTAATGTTTATGATAAAGATGGTAATCCTACTACAGCTATAAAAGATGCAGAAAAAGTTGCAGCTATTTCAGGTGTAGATGAACCTACTTATAATGTTTATAAAGATTATTATCAAAATAGATTAAATGCTACTAGTAATGCTGCTAATGCTGCTAATGGTACATATAATTTAATGAACCAAAAAGTAGAGAATGCTAAATTAACTGGAGCTAAAATGACACGAGAAATAGGGAACTTAATATTAGATGCTGAAAATAAGAAATTGAATGCTAATTTAACACAACAAAAAACTAACTATTATGGAGTTAAAGCACTAGCGGCTAAAGTAGACATATCTAATAAAGAACTAGATAATCAGATTAAACAAGCTCAAGTTATAATAAATAGAAATAAAGCATCAGATAGTGCAGATTTACAAAGAGTACAACAACGTCTACCTGATTTAATAAGTACAATATCTAATTATGAGCCAGGTAATGTAGAAAATGAGAATGAATTATGGAAAGATGCTAAACTACTTCAAAATAACAATAAATTAGATGCAACAACAGCTAATAATATTCAAGGTGGTATAGTTGCTATTAAAACTGGTAAGAAATTGTTAAATGAAATAGATAAAATACCATTTGACCCTAATGCAATTAACTCAGCTGTAACAGCTATAACTAAGGCTTTACCAGCTAATTGGTCTAAATTAAGTGAAACACAAAGAAAAGAAGCATTAGATAGAATTAAATTATCTTCAGTTCAAGGTGAATGGATAGCTAAATATGTTCAATCTATATCTGGTGCTGCAGTAACAGACGAAGAATTTGCTAGACATTTCAAAAATGCATTTGGTAATACTAGTTTCACTAATAAAGATGCTATGAAATCTGCATTTAGTTCATTCTTAGGTGCTATTGAAGATGATACTAAAGCTAGAGTTAATACTATAGTAGGTAAAGCTCCTTATGACGCATTAGTTTATAAGAAAGAACTATATGGTGATGAAAAACCTAAAGCAGAACATAAAACAGAAACCAAAGCAGCAGAACCTAAAGTAAAACCTAAATTAGATGAGATATTTGGAGGTAATCAATGAAATTAACACCTCAAGAACTAAAAAATACATTTAGAATTAGCTATAATGAATTTAGTGAGTCAAGAGAAGAAGCTGAATATATAACTAATCTTTTTCATAATAGACAATATACAGTTGAGGAATTAGCTGTATTAAAAGATAGAGGGCAGCCAGCAGAGACTTTTAATATTATTAAAACCTTTGCTCGTATGCTTTTAGGTTATTACTCTAATTTAATAACTAATGTAGAAGTTAATCCAGTTAATCCAGATGATATACCTACAGCATCTATATTAGCTGATACAGTTAAGTATATATTTAGAGATAATAATTTTGAGGCTGAAGGTAACAAAATAAAACTAGACGGACTATTATCAGGTTTAATGGTAGCTTATGTGGATGTAGAAGAGACTGGTAGAACTGATAAATTTGGTAGGCCTATAAGAAGAGTTACTTTAGAGCACGTGCCAGCTAATGAAGTATTATTAGACCCGATGTCAGTTAAGGAAGATTATTCTGATGCTAGATATATACATAGATATAAATGGTTAAGTAAAGACCAGATAGTTAATATGTTTGGTGAAAAAGCTTTAAAGGATTTAGTAGCTTATTATAACTTTTTACAAGAAAGAGATACAGACTTTGAGTATAAATATTACGGACAGTTCGTTGGAACTTTTAAAAGATTAGATAACTATTTAGTGGTCCAATCTATAGTTATAGATGATAAAGGTAAAAGATGGAATATCTATTGGAGTGATGAGCATATCTTAAGAAAAGAAGAAATTACCTATAAAGAAGTTAAATTTCCATATAGAGTTCATAAACTTCATACATCTAATAAACCTGAATATTATGGTATTTTTAGAGAAGTAGCTGAAACTCAGAAAGCTATAAATCAAGCACTGATTAAAATACAACTAATGGTTAATACACAAAAAGCATTTGTAGAAGATGGAGCAGTAGAAAACTTAGCTGAGTTTACAAAAGCCTTCAATAGAGTTAATGCTGTTATACCAGTAATGAATTTAGCTGGTGTTAAAATAGAAAATGTAAATGGTGAGATAGCTCAGCAATATAATATTATCAATAGTGCTTTAGATAGAATACAAAGAATATTAGGTATAAATGATAGTTTCTTAGGTATGGCTTATGCATCTGATAGTGGAAGTAAAGTTAAAATACAACAACAAGCATCTATCATGTCTCTAAACTATATAACTACGAGATTAGAAGAGTTTTATAGACTATTAGGTTGGGATATAGTTAATCTAGTTAAACAATATTATACAGCTAATCAAGTATTAAGAATTACTGATGATATAAATGGTGAAAGATGGATAGAACTAAATAGACCAGAACTAGCGCCACAATTAGATGCCAATGGTAATCCTACTGGTGCAGTTGAACCAGTGCTTGAACCATCAATAGACCCAGCTACTGGTAAAGTTATGCACGATAAATGGGGTAATGTTATTATGACTCCAATACCAACTGGAGACACTGATATTCAATTTAGTAATGTAGATGTATCTATTAAAGCTACTTCTTTTGATGAAGATGCAGAGAAAAATAGAGTAATGTTAGAGCAAGTATTACAAGGAGCTATAGGTCAAATGTTAGCTCAAGTTAACCCGGCTGGATATTTCAAAGTAGCATCATTAGCAGTTCAAGGTATGAGAACTAGAAATAGTTTAGATATTTCAGATATTTTAAATAGCACTTCTGCAATGTTATCTCAACAAATGCAAGGTCAACAAGGTAATGAGGCTCAACAAATGCAGAATGGTGATATAAAAGCTGGTGATAAAGCTAATACTAGTTCAACTATGAAAGGATAATAAATGGCATACGAAGATTTAACAAGTAAAATAGAGCAGGCTAAAAAAGTAGGGTATTCTGATGACGAAATAGTTAAATATTTAGCTAATAAAGATAATAGAGTTAAGAAAGCGATGTCTGCTGGTTATAAACCTAATGAGATAGTTAATTTTTTAATAGGTAGTCAACCTAAACAAACTAATAGTTCAGCTCCGCAATCAGTTAATAATTCTGAACCTAGCCAAGCTAATAGTTCAGTACCGCAATCAGTTAATAATTCTGAACCTAGTCAAGCTAATAATTCAGTAATAGGTAAAGACCTTATTAGTATGATTAAAGATGACGGTAATACTATGCAAGTAAATACTGGTGAAAACATCCCTAATGTAACTAATAGTTTAGATACTAAAAGAACTATGACTCAGCCTGAAATAAAACAATCACAAGAAGCTGAGAAGAGCAATAATAATATTATAGATACAGCAAAACAATTAGTTAATCCAGTAGGAGCTAAAGCTATAGTTGAAGAGTTACCAAAGGCTATAGAACAAGCACCTTATACAGCTAAACAAGAAGCTGCTGGAGCTATGAGCACATTTGCCGGTATTTATAAAACTGGATTACAATATACTAACTTAGGTGGTATATGGGATAATGCTATTAAAGGAGCAGATAATTCTATTAGATTTTGGGATAGTTATTCTAAAGAATTAGCTAAGAAAAATAATATGAGCCAAGAAGGAGTATTTACTCCCAATAACGTAGGTAGAATGTTACCTACGTTACTAGCATTTGGACCAGAAAGTGAAGCTGGAGTAGGCGCTGCAGTATTCCTTAATGGGGTATTTGGCCAAGGTCAAGCTGCTGGTGAAGTAGAAAAAAATGGAGAGCTAAAAAGTTTTAAAGATGCTGCTATTAGTGGTTTAGTAGATGCTGCTCTTACTAAAGCTGGGTATATGGCAATAGATTGGTTACATTATACACCTACAGAAAAACTATTAGGCGAGATGAAAGATAAATATAATCTAAGTAATGAAGAAATAAATAAAAAGACTCTAGAATATTTACAAGTTATGGAACCAGATAATATAGGTTTAATAAGAAAACTAAAAGATGGGTTTGATAAAACTGACACTGCATTAAACCAAGCAAAAGTAAAAGCTATTCTTTATAGCACAGGTAAAGATGGGTTAAATATGGGAGCTAAAGATTTAGCTCAAGCAAGTGAATTAAGTGGCAAAGCAGAAAGTAATATTATTAAAGATATAACTAATAGAAAGAAAGTATTAAATAATATAGTTAAAACTAAATACAATAACGTAAAAGAATTTTCAGATGCTTTTACACAGGTTGAAAAAGGTATTAAAGAAGATTATAAAAAATTTCAAGATACTATAGGTAAAAGCACAATAAATAGTAAACCGTTAGCTAAAGAAGCTGAAACTATACCTATTGAAGGGCCTGAATGGGAAGCATTGCCTGAATATTTAAAGAGTGATTTATTAAAGATTAAACAATTAGGTGGTAAAGAAACTATAGAAACTAATGATTTAATAGAAGCATATAAAGCAACCAACAAATTATTAAGTAAAAATGGTGATGGTACTAAAGGATATAACTTACTTAAAATTAAAAATATGGTAGAGAAAGAACTAAAGAATACACTTACAAAAGAAGAGTTTAATAAATTTAAACAAATAAATGCAGATTATTCTCAACTATTTAAAGTGAAACAAAGCAAATTAGGTCAGTTAGTTTCTAAGGTAGATAGTGGTGATATGACTGTGGATGATTTGTTATCTAAATTACCAAATTTATCTGAGGGTCCATCCACTTTTAAATCTATTAGATATTTAGTTGGAAGTGATAAAGCTAATAAATTAGAGAATTATATAGTTGATAAAATATTAGAAAAAGCAGATGATTTAAACTATAAAAGATTGTCTACTATGTTAGGTAAGAAAGGTTTCCAAAGTCCTGAAGCTATACAAGTGCAACAATTATCTGATAGATTAGCTAGAAGTTTTAAAGTTGATAGTGTATATAATAAAGCAATAGCTGACTTAGAAGTAAGAGAAGGAGCCAAAACATCAATGGAAGATGTAGCAAAAGCACTTGGAGTAAAAGCAGTAGCTAATCAATTAGTTAAATTATTCCCTACAGCTAAAGGTGCTGAGGCTAGATACTTTAGTAGATTAACTAAAGTGTTAAAAAGTCCAAGCAATGTTAGAAAGATTGAAGACTTTATAGATAATGCGTCAATAGAAGGTAGAAAACAAGTAATGAATGATGTTATTAAATTGCTTGCTCATAAACCAGACGCAGTAACCAAAACAGTAGATAATACACCTAATTATGTTACTCCTGAAGGACAAGTAATTAGAGCAACTGAAAATGGCACTGAAAACAAAGTATCAAGTGTAGTTTTAGGTGAAAAACAGACTAAAGTATTAAAAGACCATATACTTAAAAATTTACCAGGTAAACACCCAAAAGATGTAGATAACGCTATTAAAGCTTTAAATAGTTATAACTATAAACAATTAGCTAAAGATGCTAGACTTGAGCTAGATAAAGTTGATGCCAATAAATGGCCACAGATGTATAAAACTATAGTTGATAATAAAACTAAAGACTTAGCTAATAAAATAGAAAGAGACACCGGAGTTAAATTACCTCAGTCTGAAGTGAATAAATTAGTTAAAAGAGAAATGGATAAAGATTTAGTTAAAATTGATGAGAAAGGTAATATAGATGCACCTAAACCAATTAAAGAGATGATGGATAAATATCTAAACTCTAAAAGACTAAAAGAAGAAATCCCTAAATTGATTAGTAAGAAATACGGCAAAGATTTTACCTATAATGATACAGTTAAAATGATAGATAAAGAAGCAGAAAATTTTGCTAAAAGAACTGGTATAAGTAAAGAAAATGCTATGAAAGTTATTTTAAATAAATGGAAAAAGGAATGTAAATGAGTTGTGATATTAAACTACAAACGATAATTAAACATGCTGAAGACTTAGATTTAATGAGACAAAAACTATTAGATATTGATAACTATAAACCTATAGATTATCAATTATCTAAACAAGGTGACTACCACGAAGTTATACAAAACAATGAGTTTATGCGTAACCTAGTTAAAGATTATAGTAAAGATGAATATAAATTTCTAAATGATATGTATAGAGAACTATTTAAAGATAAAACCTTACGTAAAGATAACTATAAATTAACTAATGTAAATGCACTTAGTGATTTATTTAGATACCAAGGAGATTATTTAGGTACAACATATAGAGGGACTAGATTATCTGATAAAGTATTAAATACATTAAAACCAGGTGATATTCTAATTAACCCTACGCCTATGTCAACTAGTAAGGATGTTATAGAAGCAGAAACATGGGCAAAGTCAGGTGTATTAACAGAAAATAGAAATGCTAGAACTATATTAGAAATAGATAATAATGTATTACCTCAATATAATATATCTCAATATTCTTATCATCCACATGAACAAGAAATTCTTATGGAGCCTAATTTACCATTAAAAGTTTTAGATATATCTAAGGCAGATGATGGTATTATTGAGGTTCATTTAGAAGTAGATAAAGATTATATAAATAATCCAGCTGGGACTAAACGTGCAGTTTATAATGCTTTAGGTATTTTATTAGGGATAGGACTTGGAAGTCAAATGAATGAAGCTAAATAGTTTTAGCTTCATAAGTAGAATTATTAAAATCCATCTTTTTAGATACAGCTGAATAGACTTGGTCACTTATAGCATTCTTAACTAATATATGATTAACTTCTAATGTATTACTACCGGATACATTTACTATCCTTTCTCTTCTTTGGATAAATTTAGCTCCGCTATAATCTCCACTTAAAATAACAAAATGTTTTAAGTGGCTCAAGTCTACTCCTTCAGCATGTGAAGATGAACTATAGATTTTAGCCTTTTTAAAGTGTTTTTCTAACAACATTCGTTCACCTACAAAGTGGCACATTATTCCTACATCTTCACTATCACCAAATGTCTTTTTAATATAATCTATCTTCTCTGTATTGCCTAAAAAGATATACTCATCATCTATTTTAAGAACTCCACTCTCCAACATATGTAAGCTAGTTCTTAGTTTCATAGTTGTATCAGCTACTAATACTTTATCATCAATTTCTAATATTCTATCCTTTTGTAATTTATTATATAATTTCTTAGTTTTATCTTCAAGTTCTATGTAGTGTAGTTTATCCTTAGCTTGTAAACTGCTATCTATACCTGCATCCTCTTGTGTCATATAAATAGTAAACTCATTTATTTTATCTAATAACTTAGGTTTAGCTACAGAATAATCTTTAACTTCTCTACCTCCAAAGTGTAATGTTTTAGGTATTCCATAAGCTCTATGAAATTCATAAAAATTTCTAAACTCACTAAATGGATTGTATTTAGATATAAACATCTGATGATAGATACTTATTGGGCTTTCAACTATAGCAGTTCCACTCAAATGAATATGTGGTAAATTATAACACAATTTTCTAATAGCTTGAGTTCTTTTAGATGGCTTAGGGAAACTACCTATATTATGACTCTCATCTATAATAACTACAGTATATTTATCTTTTAGTTTATGCACTTGTTCATAGTTAGTAACTGTGTATTTATGTTTTAATCTACTATTACCTTCTATAAATTTATTCCAGCCATCTATAGCATTCTTTTTAGTTAGAACTAAAACATGATGCTCATATTCAGATAGTTCACAAGCTAAAATAGACGTATATGTTTTACCAC